CTTTGAATTTCATCAGTAGATATTCCTATCCATTGTTCGACATATTTTCCTTTAGGAAATCTTTTACCAAATCCAACACCACAAAGCTCTCTAACTTTTCTTCTTACTGGTTGTATTTTATATTCGTTAGTACATTGTCTCCTTAACATTCCTTTACTGCCGTCAAGATTTTTAATAAAGAAAGGTGCTGATGCAAATCGTTCTCCTTCCTTCATAGTATCTTCTGTTAAGTTTCCTTTCTGCACTACATAAATAGGAAAAGGTAACTCTGCTTTTAAAAATTCTAAATAAGAATAAATAGAAGAAGGCTCTGCCCCTGTATCAGCAAAGACAGCGCAGTCAGGCATAGGTAGCTCACCTCTAGCAGCCATAAGAGCCATAGCTGAACTTTGTACTCCTACGCCTAAACTAATTACGGTTAATATTTTTTTTCTATCCTCCATATTGGTTCCTTAAATAAGTTATAGACACAGGCATCTCGTCAAAGCTACCGTTGTTTACTTCATTAAACATCCACACACCAGACCAGCTACCATTAGTCTGAGGATTAAGATACTCCTCATCGTGTTGGTAAAAGATACCAGCAAACAAACCAGTAATCCTAGAACCATCAGCTTTCTTACTGAACGCTATAGCTCTATCTTGGACATGACCCATAATACAACTCATATGTTTCTTTTGCAATAGCAGACTAGGATTGCTTACTGGTCTACCCATAACTCCAGAAGTAAAGTAATGACTATAAGCTATACCATTGATGACAGCTACATCAAGAAAGTTCTGTACTTCCCAGTTATACTTCTTTAGATTGAAGTCGTTATAACCGATTAGTCCTTCTAACTTTCTGTCTGACTCTAGAGCTCTCTCAATACGTTGCTCATGGTTACCAATTAAGAAAACCTTCTTAGGCTTCCATACTTTCTTCTTGTTATCTCTTTGCCTTCTCTGCTCCTCTATTATTGGTTTCATAAATGTATCCATAGCTTTATTACCTGCCTGGATATCATCATTGTAAGTCCTACCTTCAAAAGATTTCTTACCTATGTCGTATACACTAAGACTAGGCATATCCCAGTGATCGCCCAAGTGGACAATAACATCAGGCTTAGTCTTAGCAGCATACTTACCAGCCCACTCTAAATGCTCAAACGAGTGACCCGGTTTGCACTGTGTGTCAGGAATTATCAAATGTCTCATTGGTTCCCTTTAGTAGTTTAACAAAATATTCTGCATCAATAACAGCCAGAGGTTGTGAATGATTCTGTTTAACAATGACTACTGGTTCTCTTCCTTCAGGACAATTATCTTTAGCCTGTGAATAAAAAGAATAAACAGCCATTGATTCACGAGATTTACACTCTACTGATATACCTAACTGATCTCCTACTTCTTGAGAGAACAGTATATCTTCTCCTCCAGCACCCATACTTGTAGATCTTACATCGGACCGGGAAAACGAGAATTGTTCAATAAGCTGATCTCGGAACCATTGTTGGAGCTTTCTGCCTTTGGCTTTTGCACTTTGGGTTTTGATTGTTTTCTCCCTGTATCTAAAAATTTATCTAGTCTTACTTTCTTAATACTTTTAATCCACTGTTTAGGTATGTGTATCCTAGAGTTAGACTGATCGTAAGAGATTGCAGCAGCAAGACAAATAGCATCTTCTGTCTCGTCAACAATAAACCCAATACTTAGAACAGGATGTACATCAGCTTTAGAGTTATCCTCCCATCCTGCATCAGCAACAGCATCAACCCATTGGACATAACCTATCGTGAAGTGTTTGGCGGTTTCCATAATTGCTTCTCTTTTCTTCTTATCCATAAGAGCCTTCCACGTTCAGTTAGTTTATCAATGTCATGATCGTACTTCTCACTCACAGCTTTGAAAAGACTTTTCTCAGTTGTGCAGTTCTCCAGAATCTTCCGGGCTTTGACTGGACCAATACCTTTAATCCCAGGTATGTTGTCAACTCGATCACCAGTAAGAATCTGAATGTAGAAATTCTTTATAGCCTCCTTCTCAGTAACGTAATACAAATCTTCTTTAACGAAGTTATAATGCCAACCCCTAATCATATCTAAGTCTTTATCTATGGTCATGATACAACTAGAATCCTCTGGTAGATCATACGCTTTGATTCCCATTGCATCGTCAGCCTCTTGACCATCTATAACTGTAAAGCCCCATTTTGAAACAAGGTACTCACGCAGAGAATCGTAATGGACTGGTTTTCTAGCATCCTTACGATTCCCTTTGTAAGCCTGTTCAGTAGCAATTTCTGATCTATAGTTATTCTTCCCTGTTAGATATCCTTCATAAGTTTCTATACCTTCTAACCTAATCAATCTATCTACAAAATTACCCATACGAGAAACAGCAAACTTTTCCTCATCTGGTTCGTTAGTAGAGAAGCCTACCCTATAGACCAGAATATCTCCGTCAATGAGTGCAGTTGCATTGTTCATTGACTTTGACACGTTAGAGTGGATCGTCCATACTTACTTCACCACCCTCTTGATACTCCTTTAGATCAGTAATAACCAACTTACCAACCCCAGTCCCTACGCCAGAGGATCCTTCCCAGTTCCAAGCATAAGGTTTAATAGTAGCAATAGCCTTAGAACCATTCTCTATTTTACAGTTGACTGGAGTTCCATCCTCAAGCTCTGCTTTGATTGGAAACTTCTTTGACTTGACTGTAACATAAGAACCCTTCTCAGGTTTATCGTCTCTAACTGTTACCCCCATACCTTTCAAAGTGCTCACAGCTTTGGTAGATAGTTTACATAAGTCTACCTGATACTTGTGACTTCTTGGGTTAGGTGTATCTAGAAAAGCCCACATAAGTTCTGCGTTTACTACAACTGGTTTTATATTAGCCATATATTTCCTTTTAGTGTGTTGATGCCCAATTAGTACCTATTTTATACTCGCCATCAAGGGGACACCGTAGCTTGAGAGCAAGTCCTGCTTCCTGAATCGCCTGTACGCCTAACTGACCTACAGATTCAGAGAACTCTTTTGTCGTTTCTATCTGCCATTCATCATGAACATTAGCTACAAACGAGCCGTGTATTCTACCACATTTTAACTTCTCTGTCAATAGTATTAAGGCTTTTTTCATAACTATTGCACCTGCACCTTGCAATAAAGTATTGAGTGCAGCGTGTTGAGATCTAACTATAAGTCTCCTACCATCAAGACCCGGTAACCATCCTTGTGAAGAGACACGATCTACTTTACTTCTTAGATTCTTTAAAGATGGTGTATTTGCAAGAAAGCTATTAATCAACTTCCTACCTTCTTTCTCACCACCACCAACAACAGCGCCTATCTTAGCTGGTCCTGCACCATAAAGAAAAGCATAGATAAAAGTCTTAGCTTGATCTCTATTAGTAAGTCCTGCTGCTTTCATGTTCTTAGTATGAATGTCACCACTCAGTATCTCGTTAGTATAATCATCATCCTTCATATAGTGTGCAAGCATCCTGAGTTCTAAGCCACTGGCATCTATCCCTACAAGTCTATTACCGTCCTCTACCGTCCACACGGATCTACACTCTTTACCGTAAGGACTAGACACACTAGGTACTTGTGCCATGTTAGGTTTACTGTGGGTCATTCTAGAGGTAATAGCTCCATTGGTGATGACCGAACCGTGAACCCGTGAGGAGTTATCAGCATAGTCAATCCATTTTTCAGCTTGAGTAATCCGTTTCTGTAAGAGTAAGTATTCTTCGAATAACCTAGCTTCAGGTCTGTCAATAGTTTCCAATACGCTCTCATCAATGACCACCGTTCCTTTCTCTGTGTGTTTGTTAGGCTTCCAACCAAGAGCCATAAGACGTTCTGCTATCTGCTTACGGCTACCTGGATTGAACACTTCTACTTTATCTTTAAGACGCTTACCAGTCTTCTCACTAATGCGTTCAGTTACAATAGGTCTGAAAACTTCTTGTAATCCTTCCTCAATTTCTGCCAGTCTTTGCTTCCAATCTGCAAGAAGGATAATTGTTTCCTTCTGATTAAGTTTGAATCCGTTCTCTTCTTGT